CCAAATGAAAAGGCTTCTGCAATAAGTTCGAGGTTAGTGTTCGTACTAGCACCCCAGGTTCCTGATTCATCTCCAGTGGCGATCTCTTTCAATCGTAAATCGTTTACATAAGTTGCCATTTTAAGCTACCTCTTCCCATTCTGGGGATTGACTATCTGTGACTGCAGACCATCCCGGCGTTTGACTGTCCGTAATATTACTCCAATTTGGCGTTTGATCATCATCAACCAGTCCCCAAACTAGAACCTGTTTTGTAAGGCCCGTAGCTTGCACGCCAACTGGCGTTGCAATCGCTGAGCCTGTAATTGTAACCGTTCCGACAGACCCGGTGCCGGAAACACCGGTGGTGTCTGCAATGATGCCGACCGCGACTGTGACTGTGCCCGCCGATCCAGTGCCCGAAACACCAGTGACAGCGACATTCGCATCACTGGATACAGTAGCTGTTCCAACAGCGCCCGTGCCGCCGACGCCCGTAAGCGCGACATCGACACCCGTGCCCTCGACAATAGTGACGGAACCGACCGCTCCCGTCGAAGAAACTCCTGTGACAGAGACGTTGGCGGTTGCTGAAACGGTGACAGAACCAACACCACTTGTACCGGCCACGCCTGTGACAGAGACGTTCGCATCCGACGAAACAGTGACAGTGCCGACAGCACCGGTGCCATTAACACCCGTAACGTCGACGTTTGCGTCTGCGACGACTGTGACGGAACCAACTGACCCTGTTCCCGCGACACCGGTGACTGTTGCATTAGAATCCCCTACTACTGTTACGGAACCAACCGCTCCCGTGGCCGCAACACCCGTAACCTCAACCGGTATGGGCTCACCCCACGCTCCTGCTCCCCAGGTGCCTCTTCCCCAACCGGTTACGTTTGCCATCTACAAACTAAGCAATCCGTATGATTGCGTTACTCGCATCGGCCGTAGGGAACTGCACGGTAAAGTCACCGGAGCTCGAAGTCTTATCGCCCCCAAAATCAAGCGCACAAACCGAAGGGTCACCCGACGCAGAGTCGTTAAAAATGAGTGCGCCTCGGGCAGTGATGGAGCTTGAACTGAAAGTCAAGTTAGAAAAATCTGTCAAAGCCGTAGTTCCGGAAGTGCTCGGATCAACTCGGGTTAACGCTGCGCCTTTCGCAGTATAACCGGTGCCAGAAACTTCATTAGAAGTAGTGTACGCCGTAGTGCTTGCATCCAAGCTTGCAGAACTTGTGTATAGCGCCAGATTAAAAGTGCTGCCGCCAGAGTTTTTAAAATTGTGAACAGCTTCGAGTATTTCTTTCTTGAAGCTGGTACACATAGCCGTCGTTATAGCCATTACAGTCTCCTGAGTATATCTGCCATATCTTGATGGCCTTGTTGCTCCAGCAAAGCAATCAGAGTGGTTCGGTCGCTCTTTATCGCTTCTTTCATATAAAACGAGATGACGCCCAACACCGCTTCTTGAAAAGCTTCGGCTTGCTGCGCTATCAAAGGGTGGCTTTTTCCACCCACGCTTACTATACGTTTGGTCGCTTCCTCTGACCAGTAGTCCACGGAATGACCACGGTTTTGTGTTGCCGCGACCGTCACTTGGCCTATAGAGGTTTCAGCCGTTTCCAACATGATTATCTGCCCTTAGATATATCGTAACGGTACTCGTCGCGCGCACCGTAGCCCTCACCCAAATCTTTCAAAGCGGCAACAGCTTGCGCAAATCTTTGCTCATACTGTGCGGCCTCCTCTGGGATTTTGAGAAACGTCGCAGCCTCAACAAGAGAACCATAAAGCAGAGCATCCGGCGCATTCGTAGATAGCCAAGTTGTCCCCGAACCAGAACCAGCCGTCAAAGAGTTTGGACGAAACTTGTAGTGAAGCTCGAAAGAAAAATTACTGTTCGGTGTTGGAGCCAAAATAAAAGTGTCGTCATCAAACAGCGCGTAGTATTTGGGTGTCCCTGTCGTCGACGCATTGGGCGTGTAGCTCCTGATGAACGTCACGTGTTTAAACAAAAGGTACTCGTACACGTCGCTAGAAATTACTGCAAGACTATACGGAGATAGAAAATCTGTGGGGGTTGCGAGATACGTGTTTCCAGACGCAGCAGAACCTGTCACATTTTTACGGAATACAGGCAATTCTATGTTCTTTAATATTCTTTCTTCTGCTTCTTTTATGAAAACAGGAAGATTAGAAACAAAGCTAGTTTCAGCGGTCTCTTGGTAATCTTGGATCGCTGTCTTCAAGCTATCAAAAGTAAAGCTCATGTCGTCACCACCGTCACAGTGCCGACCTGTCCAGATGCCTTCACTGGGATGAAAGTCGCTTCGAGAACGTTAGGTACGCCGACTGTAACCACCATAGGCTCTACTCGGTCAGGACGAGCGTTAAATAAAGCTTGGGGATCGTCAACTGGCGGTTTTGGAAAAAGCTGGGGCTGCTTGGGCTCAAACTCTTCGGGCCCGACCAAAGAGCCGTTCCACTCCCGTTTCATTCGGTTGAGCTTATACCGAACGCCAGATCGATCAGATATTCCGTATGCGTATTTTCCTCGGGCAAACCCTGACATGGCTAACTCCTGTAATACTCATAGCCGGGACTAATGCGAAGAGAGGCCCGGTCTCGATCTTCGTCCATAGCTCTTTGCATTTCCTCTTCATACACTTGTTTCAGAACCGCCATCATTCCGGGGTTTCGCTTCATAGATATGTAATATGCCAGCCCCGCAGTCAAACACGGATAGAACCGAAATGGCACGTCGACAGTGTCTGTGTTGGCATCGGCGTCGTCTATGCGCGTCAAACGGTCAAACTTGATGACGTCTGTGTCTTTGTCGGGCGTGGGCCAGACTCGCAAGATGGGCGTTATTTGTCGATCCAAAAAAAACTGGTTTGGTCTAGCAGACTGGTCTTTATTCGGTATGTTCAAGTAGCTAGAGCGACTGACCCGCTCTATCTGAAAATCGGTCCCATCGCGAGTCACTACGGCCGACAAAATATCTATCGTGCTGCGAACGTCAGATAAATCTACCGCCGCACTCACCGTTGTCGTGGCACCGCTAGTGCCACCGGTGATCGTTTCCGTCGCTTGGAAGGTTCCCGAAGGTATTGTCAACGCCAAGCTAGTCGCAGAGGGCTTACTCGTTATACTCGCTGTCGCGGCACTTGTTCCGCCTGTAATAGTCTCCGATACAGAAAAACTAGCGGACGATGCTACCGTCATTGTTACGGTGCCCCCAGGATAATCTCTGATCCCAGTAGCCATCGTGATGGACGTCTGCTCTATGGTCCATTGGTTCAATCCACGATTAGCCCAATCGGCAAACAACAAATTCAAAGAACGACGTGCCGTTTTGAGGTCATAACCCGTGCGTACCTCTAGACCACACCTTTCGAATGCCTCTTCGACATACTCAGCGACGTCTAACTCAAAATCTTTGCTATTGCTTGTTGTCATTATATAAGTTGTCAAAAATTTGATTTACATCAAGCGTGTAATCTAAATCGGATTTTGAGTAATGTATATGTGCAGAAGGCTTAAAGTCCGGTGCGCCCTCCCCTGTTTCAAACCACGCCGGATGCGTGACACGCACCCTGTTATTAGGCAGAGCCACGATATTCCCGGTCCAACTTCCTGCATCAAGCAACTGCAAAACGTGGCTTTGCTTGTGTTGAGCAGGATCATCGGCTATTTCGCTTTCTGTGTAATCCACGGTAAACAAATACTTCGCCGGGTACATTTCACCGTCAATCTTTGCTAACCAAGGACACGGCGTGGCTCGATCTAAAACGTACACCGAATGGTGATGTGAGCTACAATCCCAAGGCTGTGCAGCCCAGACGGGCATGGCATCGGGCCACTCCTCCAATGGAATGTCGGCCACTAAAGCGGTAATCGGCATACGAGCCCACATAGCACCCCCATGTACGGTATCTTCGTCTTCGCCTTCTGCTTCTATGCCCGTAAAAATAACTTGAAAACTCAAGCACCTACAAGGCATCGTCGTGACACCTATCACCATCGCATGAAGAAAATCTCCGTGGTATTTCTCATGATTGTGCGTGTATTCACGCCGCACCCAGCACTTAAAATGCGGGATGTTAGATTGTAGATAGGCCATTCTTAGATTTTGCCGCCTACCTTGTCACCTTTTTTCTTGACCTTTCCGCCCATGCGGTAACCTTTCGACTTCATGCCCATTTTTTTCTTTTTATCTTTCTCGACCCCACCGCCGTTCATCATGCCCGGTGGAATATCTTTCTTGCCGCCCATAGCGCCGCCTTTCGACTTCATTTTGACGCCTTGTGCGCTACCTTTTCTCGTGACAGTGGATTTTTTCTTTGGCGCGGACTTTCGTTTGGCTGCGCCCATCCCTAAATCTACTCTACTAGCCATTACTTACCTCACAAATATTTAGTTTTTTTTCTGCGGTCACTCATAATCGCACCGCATCCCCTTGCTATTTCTGCCCTCACCGCACCGCCAGCATTCATCTTTTTGACTTTTGCTTTAGGCGTGTTTGCAACGACAGTCTTGCCCTTTGCACCTTCACGTTTTTTCTTACGCGCAGTTGCTGCTCTTTCTGATTTACTCAAAGATCTGGCTTTCTTTTCCGGCAGGCACCGGTCAGGGTTGCGTTTGTTCTCTGAACTACCGCATTCGCCAACGATGTCGCCCTCTGTATTGATGCGGACCCATTTTTGATCAAGCCACTTTTTGAGCTCGCCCATTATCGACCCTTTCTCTTCCCACCTTTTGCCTTTTTGGCATAGTTCGGGTCTTTGCAATACTTACTAGCCGCCAAATTAGCGTAAGCAGAGGGGTAGGTATCAAAAGTACGTTTGGCCCAAGCTTTGCCTTCGGGGCAGATCTTGCTGCCTTTGCTCTTTTTTGACGCGCCACCGCCTTTGGCGTAGTACGTCAACCCTCTTGGCATAGCGCCACGTGTCATTACCATGCGTCACAACTCCAATATCTAGCCGTGAATTTATCTTTCGCTTTCGCGGTATCGCACCCGTGGCGAGCCCTAAAATTTTTACGTCGACCGGGCTGATCTTTTTTGATCGTCATGTCAGGGTCGCCGAATCGGACTATCTTCACGTCGTTGCCCTTTTTTGCGAGGACTGCAGACTTTTTATTTTTTCCGGGTGTTCGCTTTGGCTGGTTGTATCCAGAAAAAGTTTCACCTCGGTACTGCAGACGACCAGACGGCAATCGTTTCACGTCCTTGGTCGTAGCCATTAATCGAAGCCTTTTCTCATATAAAGAATTACCGTGTAGGTGTCGTTTGCACTAGCGCCCACAGTCGTGAACTTAATATCACCCGTCTTGCCTGTCCCAGAGTTGTTGGTTAGGCCACCAAAGCTGCTGTAGTCATGGTCTCCGCTTTGGTTTTCTCCAAGCTCGATAATGAACGCATCAGTATCTGCATCAAACAAAAGCTGCACTTTCATGCCGATACACTGCCACCAAATACGGTCGATAGTGACACCTGTGCAGGTGTCACCGTCAGCACTGTTGGCTAAAGCCGAAACATCCACTTTCGTGACTGCAGATTCGCCTGTCCCGTCTGAAATATTTGTCAGTTTGAGGACAGCGAATTTAGGACCATCGACTAAGGTTTGCGATGTTACTGCATCCGCCATATCGGACTCCTAAGATGCGTCAGAGGAACTGCTAATACCAAAGAACTTCAATACGATGACCGTATCGCCGCCCGGATCACCAGAAACTACAAGCTCTACTTCGTCAGCGGTAGCTCCCGCTGCTGTCGTGGTGCCACCTGACATTCCCAACACGCCGTTACAAGGGAAAAACCCTTTGAATCCCGTGCTATTGACAGCCGCAGAAATGCCATCCACAAAACCATCCGTATCTGCATCGGTGCCGATGTCATTCAAGTTAACGGCGTTTGCTGCCGCCGTGGTGACAGCTACCGTCACGCCCATAGGGATGAAGTTTACTGGGATGCCGATAGAGCCCTCTTTCCCAGTGGTAGCACCGTCAGCAACAGTAATCGTCGTGGTATAAGTTTGCAGCGTCATGGTGCTTGTTACGCCGCCAGTGCTGCTATTTTTGGTGATGTCTTGAAAACCGTTTTCTGAACGAACCGGTCCGTTGAAAGTCGTATTAGCCATTTGTGTCTCCTGTCTTGGCTAGTGTCAGGCACGGAATGCGCCTGTCAGGATGGAAGAACGATAACCAAGAAAGATACAAAAAGAAAGGGCGACATTGTCGCCCTTCCAAAGCAGAAAAAACTGCTTTATGCGCCGGGTGTTCCGAACACGGAGCGCCAGTCGCTTACGCCGAAAGAGTACCTTTCGCGAGCTTTGAAACGCATGTTTCCTGTGTCGAAGTCGCCTTCCATCGCAGTGCGAATAGGCGTTCTTTGGAACAACTTGAAGCCATTAGGTGCGTCTGTCTTAATGAAGAACGCATCTGTGTCCGTCAAGAAGTGGTTTACAACCGCTCCATCTGGAAGCATACCCATAGACTTGTTGGCGTTGATGTCGTTGTCTGCCGTTCCCGGTCGCAGATTTGAGTTCAAAACTCTTTCCGCAATAAATTGTAGTTCTTTCGGGATGATAAGTTTCATACCGCGAACAGCAATTTTCAGACCTCTTTCATCAGTCAATCCAGCGATGTCAATCAGCATCTGCTCCAGCGAGGTCTCGTTGAGATCCGCAGCAGTAGACAACAGGTTGCGCTGGTTGCCAGAAAGTGATGGGTGAGCCGCTGAACACAGAGCCGCACCGTCACCGATTGGTGCAGCGGTGCTGAATGCTTGGTTCAAGATAGTGGCAGCACGGATTTGCTTGGTTTGAGACATCGAACGAGCCAGCGCACGCGTGTAACGCGCAGCCAAACGGTCGTACAAATTGTCTTCAATTGCTTCCTCAGTGATTGAAAAAGCTAGCGCAATGGTTTCGTGCGTATAACGTGCAGTGTATGTTTCCTGCGCGTCATCAAACGAAATTGCGCTGCCCTCTGATTTCACAGGAGCAGTACCAAATCCAGAAAGCATGACCTCTTCTTCAAACGCGCGGTCTGAAGACTCTTCGTCAAATATTTCTGAGTGCTCAAGATCGTATCGATCATACTCAAGCCCGAACAAAGCATTAAGGCCGGGTTCAAGCTCTTTCGCTAATTGTGCGCGAGTAATAGGCATTGAAATTCTCCTACCTTAGATGCCAGTTGTGGTGGCAGTGGTTTGTGAATCGAATCGTGCGTTCGGTGAGTTGTAGTGCGCATTAATACGAACAATCAACGGTATACCGGCCGCTGCGAAGTCATCGTTTGCGTCGTCATCGACGATGCCCATGATCTTCAGCGGTAGCGTTGCCGTTGTGGCGATTGATGAAACACTCAAAGCCGAATTCGAACGACCCGTGTTAGTTGAGCCCGTACGAGCAGACGTACCCAGGCTAGCGTTTGCAAAAACAGCCGTCAGTGCAGTTGCACGGTCGGTTAGTGTTGCGTCGCTTGCCACTTGGAAAGTTTGCATCGGATTATCAGCAACTAAAGCTTTGACAGGGAAATTTGTGTCAACGCTCACGTTGTTTGATCCGGGCCAGTAGTTGATAAACGTAGTCTTCTTCGTAGTAGAGTCGACATATTCTACACCTACCAAAACACCCAGAGCAGCAGTTGTACCGCCCGCAGTGTCTCCAGCTTGATCGATCACACCGGCTGAGGTGGGAACTACAATGCTAAATTGGAAGATGGCATTGGTGTTGTTAGAAGCAATTTCATACTTCGTGACACCAGTAGAATTGACGGCACTTCCTACAAGTCCTATCGGACGTAGACCGTACGCGGTTTCCTGATTTGCCATAAAAAGTCTCCTAATACCTTACTGATTACGAGGACCACCAAAAGTAACACGCGATTGACGTTCAGGTTTGCCAATGCGCATAGTTGAATGTGCGTTCTCGCGTAGAACATCAGTTTCAACAGCTTCAACTTGATCCGAATGCTTTCTATTGAAGTATTCGGTTCGCTCTGCAACCGTCTCTAAAGGAATTCTAGCAAGAAGCAATCCGCCAACTCCAAACACTCCTTCGTACTTGCCCGTCTCTATAGTAGGTGCCTCAAAATCGGGGTATTCATCTCGTCGGACTAACTCGTAGCCCTCTCGGAGTCGTGCGCTGATATTACTTGTGTCATCAAAGCCACGCGTTTCGGCACGAATCCAACGATGTTTAAACCCCTCTGGCGCGGGTGGAGCATCTAAATTTGACTTAGGGGACCACGGCTTGCGTTGTGCAGTCGCAGCCCTCGATGATTTTGCGCGAGAAGTTTTCTTGATTGCCTCAATTTCTTTATCTGTTGAATCCATCTTCTTACTCCTTCACGTATTTCGCATATTCTGTTAGCGGCACACCCAATCGTTTGGCAATAGTGACTTGGCTCGGGGTGAGACGAACCTTCTTGCCGCGTCCCCCTTTTGTGGGACGAGAAACGCCAGCAACCGTTTGGCTTGGCTGGCGAGTTTGAGAAACTTCCTCACCACGATCTTCGAACTTGTGAGGAAACGCCTCTCTCATGCGTGAATCCAAGGCATCATAGTATTCGTCACTGGTCCCGTCCATGCCTTTGTCATTGATCAGTTCCTTGTGAATACCAAATGCTGCGAATGTCATTGCAGAGTCTTCGCCAAACCACTCATTGTTGGCGGCCCAATCTTCTGCTTTTGGATCTGGTCTCTGTGTTTGCGGGGCCGGTTGATATACCGGCTGCTGCACTTCAGCTTCCATTTGAGCAGCCTGCGCTTCTCTTTGCGCCCTTGCTTGGGCGTGGCGATCTGCAGCCACAGCAAGCTGTGATATTTTTTCTTGTGCGGCTAGTTGGCGGTCGGTGTCGCCAGTCTCGATTGCAGTTTTAAGCTCGTCTTTCGCTCTTTGCTGCTCAGAACTGACCCGATTGCCATATTCATCAATGTAATTTTTGTCAAGATTGTGAAGTCGCTGTTTTACACTTTGGTTTTCTTGCTGAACAGCTTGTGCATATTTGACCGCCTCTTCGCGCTCTCTTTCTGCCTCTCTCG